GGTTGATGATCCTCTTGTGATAGAGGCCATAGAATGACTTCATATCACTCGTTCTTAGAATCGAAAGCACGGACTCACCAAGAATCAGGGTTTGAACCTGGTGAACTTCCTGCACAGTTATTCGATTTTCAGAGAGATATAGTTTCGTGGGCGTGTAAGAAAGGAAAGGCAGCCATATTCGCGGGGACCGGATTAGGGAAGACGGCCATGCAATTATCGTGGGCTGATCAGGTTGTAAAGCACACAGGAAAGCCGGTTCTGATTTTGGCACCGCTGGCAGTTTCACCACAAACCAGAGACGAGGGTGTAAAGTTCGGCATTCAGGTTACTCTGTGCAGATCACAGGATGAGGTAAAACCTGGAATAAACATCACGAATTATGAGATCCTGGATAAGTTTGATACATCAGTATTCTCTGGAGTTGTGCTTGATGAATCATCAATTCTCAAAAACTTCACCGGAAAAGTCAGAACGCAGATAATTGAAACGTTCAAGGACACACCATACAAATTAGCCTGCACTGCAACACCGGCACCGAACGATCACATGGAGTTAGGCAACCATGCAGAATTCTTAGGAGTAATGAACAGGAACGAGATGCTTTCATTATTCTTTGTCCATGATGTAACCAACATCCAGGACTGGAGACTCAAAGGCCATGCATCAAAATCATTCTGGTCGTGGGTTGCATCGTGGGCTGTGATGCTTCAAAATCCAAGAGATTTAGGGTACGATGGATCACAGTTTGACTTACCACCATTACACATAACGCCTGAAGTGGTTGTACCTGCAGAAACTGCATTCTTTTACAAGAAAGCATCTTCATTAACTGACAGAAGAACGGCCCGGAAAGAATCAATTAAAGAGAGAGTATCCAGGATAGCAGAGATAGTGAACAATTCTGATGAGACGTTTCTAGTCTGGTGCGATCTGAACGATGAATCAGCAGCACTGAAAGACGCGATACCGGAAGCTGTAGAAGTCAGAGGTTCTGATAAACCATCATACAAAGAGCAGACATCATCAGATTTCTGTCAGGGGAAAATCAGAGTTCTCATCAGTAAACCGTCTATATTTGGAATGGGGCTTAATTTCCAGCATTGTCATAACATGATTTTTACCGGTATATCAGACAGCTTTGAATCCTACTATCAATCAGTTAGAAGATGCTGGAGATTCGGACAAACAAATCAGGTAAACGTGTGGGTTGTAACCTCCATCCATGAAGGATTGGTTGTACAGAACATTAAGCGAAAAGAAAAGCAGTTTCAGGAGATGTTATCAGGCATGATTGCAGCAACATCAGAACTCTGTAAAGAGCATATCACCGGAGTAGAGCACAAATCAGAATACAAGCAGGATGAAAAGGCGGGAGATCTCTATACTCTTGTATTAGGTGACTCATGCGAGAAGATGAAAGATATTCCTGGTGATTCAGTCGGATTAACCGTAACGAGCCCGCCGTTCTCATCGTTATACACGTTCAGCGATTCAGAGCGGGATTTATCCAACTGTTCAAACCATGCAGAATTCATTGAACATTTCCGGTTTATCGTCTCTGAACTGTTCAGAGTAACCATGCCCGGTAGGTTGGCCTGTATTCATTGCATGGATCTCACAACCGGAATAAGCAGAGACGGATTCTTATCGACTGTAGACTTTGGAGGAATGTTGATTAAACTCTTCCAGGAATGCGGATGGTACTACCATACTGAGGTAACTATCTGGAAAGATCCGGTGATTGCAGTAACACGGACAAAGAATATCCAGTTGCTCTATCATCAGTTCTGTAAAGATGCATCTATCAGCAGAACCGCACTTCCTGACAGGGTATTAGTCTTCCGTAAACCTGGAGATAACCCGGTTCCGGTGACTCATGACAAAAGCAAGTTCAGCCCGGAAGATTGGGGAAAACTTGCATCGCCGGTATGGATGGACATCAACCAGAGCAGGACACTACAGAGGGAATCAGCTAGAGCAGAGGATGATGAGAAACACATTTCAGCGCTCCAGTTGGACGTGATTGAGCGATGCATCTTTCTCTGGAGTGCAGAGAACGATTTAATCTTTGATCCGTTTGCCGGGATTGGTTCAACACTCTATCAGGCCCTTCAGATGAACCGGAGAGCATACGGGATTGAACTGAAAGAGTCATACTATGAGCAGGCAGTCGAGAACTGCAAACGAGCAGAGAAAGACGCGAAAACGCCACAATTCACATTAGAAGCGTTCACCGAAGCAAAGCAGGCGGTATTATCATGAACCCATTAACAAAACTCATCTATTATTTTAAACGAAACGACAAGCCATCAGTCGAAATCTGTATCGGGAACGGATCACCGGAAGCGTTGAACCAAGTCGCTGATGTTTGTGAATGCATTGCTATGGCTCTTCGTGAAACGGTGAAGAAAGCGTGAGTTATCCGAATTGCCCAAAGGTGTGGATACGAGTGTGAAGCAGGGAAACTAGAATGTAACATCGCATTCAGACAAATTGCACACATAATTGAGAGACTCGACTTATGCGAAGAAACAGGAATTGAAAGATAGACACCGGGTAAACATATCTGATGAGAGTGGTATGATATGAGCGAAATAGTAGTATTCCGACTTGAAACCTGTCCGAACTGTGACAGGTTAGAAGAATTATTGAGAGAATCTGGAATAGAGTTTAGAGAAGTTGATTTGCAGGATACACGGCACCCGGACATGATAACCATGCGGATGGCAGGGATATTCCCTCAGGAAGCCCCAGTTATCCGGGTTAATACGTGTTATGCGCAATCAAAAACCATCTTCGATGGAAATGAACTGTCTGGAACAGTAAAGGCAATGCTGGAGATAGAATGAGTGAAGAATTGAAGCCATGTCCATTCTGTGGGTGTAACCCAACTGTATCAACAGACAATTTAGGATATTATCACATTGAATGTGGAAAATGCCCTTGCCAGTTAGATAATACCTATTATGATGAAAACGAGATGATGGAGTCGTGGAATCGCCGGAGTTAAAGGATATGACTCACAATCTAAAACCGTGTCCTTTTTGCGGAGATGAACCCACATTGAGGAAATCCGGCGCATTAAAAAACGCTCAATATATGGCTATGTGTGCCCGCAGTTGTGGTGCATGTAATGGATGGAAAGATACAGTTGATGAGGCTATAGCCGCATGGAATAACCGCCACGAATCCAAAGGATTGCCTGAATGGGCGAAAATTGAGATTGAAGGATTAATCAAACAAACTAATAGTGAGTTTGATTCTGAAAATATAGGTGTGGCATTTTATTGGAAAATGGTGGGTAGGTTGTATGCATTAAACGAACTCCTCACCCTTCGTAAACCGGAGGAGGAATAATGGTTATTCTCTCCATTGACTTTGACGGCACGATAGTTCAGGATAAGTATCCGGGCATAGGAAAAGCCCTGCCTGGAGCAATACAGGCAATCAATGAACTGTATGATGATGGTTACTGCATCATCATCAACTCCTGCCGGGCACGGGAACGAGAAGATGAGATGATTGATTGGTTGAATCGGAACGGAGTGAAATACTGTCATTGTAATGAAAACTGTTGTGAGAGAATCGTTAATTACCGGACTGACTGCCGGAAGATATCGGCCGACTGCATCATCGATGATAAATCTTTGATGATGCTGAACCTGGAGCAGGATAACGGATGGCATAACGTGAAACACATGATCCGGATGAAGTTCGGTGATAGTTGTGAGAGGGAGTGTGGGAAGGAATGACTAAAAATTCAGATGTTTCATGGATACCGAAGCCCGTCGGATGTTCGCTGAAACGATTTACAACCGATGAACTCGTAAATGAATTGAGCAAGCGGGCTGGCGTTGAATCAGCTGATATTGAGTTCGACGATGGGGTTGCAAAAACAATTGTAATTCATGGGTGGAAAGAATGACTGGCGTAGAATTCGTCCGGGAGTTGTTTAGACTCGATGTATCTGATTACGACTTCAATTGTAGATGCACCACATACGATATGATTCAGTTGATGGGTAGTTCTGATGAATTGAGAAAGCGCAGAGTGGTTTCCAATCACAGAAACGATTTTATACTGCAAATTATGCTGGAATATGCTGAATAAACCGGAGGAAAAATGACAAAGGTATTTTGCGATAAACTGGATTGTGTAAACCGGGTAGGCTACTATTGCTCGATGAATGAAATCCACATAGTGGAAATTAAAACCTCAAAAGACATGCTACCAGTTTGCCTAAATTATAAGGTGGTGGTGCGGGAATGAGTTATTGGGATTATTTTTTTCTAATTTGTATGGGTATCTGGATTGTAATAATTTGGATGATTTACGTTCATGCAAGTATACAGAATTATTTGATTTGGCGTAAAGAGGTGCGGGAATGACTGATGAATTGAAGCCGTGCTGTGATTACACCACAGATATACGATGTATATTTTACGAATCAGATGAGTTTGGAACGCGATGCAGAATGCACATGGGTGTACAAAACCCTAACTACGACGATGAGGTTATTAGACCCAAATCGTGCAATATGCACTTCACACGCGAAGAAATGCAACGGGTAATTGCAGCATGGAACACCCGGCACACTCCCTGCGATTTGTCATCGATAGATAACATATCATTAATGGCAGAATCTGTCCGGAGAGGTCTTGCAACTGTTGAATCAGACACCCTGCCATCGTGGGTGATTGAAGTGATTAATCATATGATTGATACCTGTAATATCAAAAATGAGGATTATGCACTAGGATATCTGGCAGCACTTGATGATGTGTTATACCTGCGCAAACCGGAGGAAAAGGAATGACTAGTGAAACAGTCGAAGCAATTATATTACTCATTATATTTGGATCGATATTTATAGTAGCCATGTTATCATTTATTCCACCAGATGAGATCATTACTAATGGAACAGTTATTGGCCTTCATAACGATGGTTTATACTATACTTATGATCTAAAAGCAAATGATAAAGTAATCTATGGTGTAATCAGTACAAATTACTATGAACTGAAATCAGAACACACAGTATATTTCATGCAGAACATATTTGGTATCACTGGGCAAGGTAAATTCGTATAGGTGAATAAATGACAGTTGAAATAATTAGATCCAATGGCCACATAACCATCCATTGTGATGAAGGTGATGATTTTCTACCTGCATATTTTCAGGTAATAAATGAAACAGAAATTGTTTGTAGTAATTGTGGGTCTTACAATATCAGGTGGGAGTATAATCCAGAAGGTAATAATGCCAAATATATTTGCAATTCCTGTGGTAAGACTTGGAAATGGATTAAGGAGGCTACCTAATGATTATAACTTTCAATATGTATAGGCTAAGTTTAAATAGTCTGGGAAATTGCTATATAGGTTAAGAAAGTATGATTGATATCAAATTAAGAATTATATTTTACCATGAATGCTGGAAGGATGACGAATGATTCACAGACTTAACATTGTGGCGGAAGTACTCTGTCCTAATATCAATGATTATAGTGATATTAGTCATTGTGCCAACTGTATTTATTGTGCCGGTATCGAGGATGGTAATATATTATTATGCAAGTGTGATGATGTATCCCATGAATGATATACTTACAATCTTAATGAATAACTTTGAATGTGTATTGTTAGCAATTATATTTTTGTTATTTGGTATACCTATGTTATATGCTATGCAGGGTGATGATTAAAATGTCTGATGGTATAACTGATACATATAGAGAAAGTAGGTTCAAACCAAAACCCATTTCAAGTAGTACAACACAAAAAATCAACATACCTAAATGCTGTAAAAAACGTCCTGAAAGACAACAACAGACAGATGATGCATTAGAATTTGTAAAGTATCTTATGAATGCTGAAATAAATCATATAGCATTAGAAAATCCAGTTGGTTGTATATCAACACAAATCAGAAAACCAGATCAGGTAATTCAACCGTGGCAATTTGGACATCCAGAATCAAAAACAACATGTTTATGGTTAAAAAATCTTCCTAAGTTACAACCAACAAATATATTAGAAAAACCTTCATGTGGATATTGGAATAATCAAACTCCAAGTGGACAAAATAAATTAGGGCCAAGTAAGGATAGATGGAAAAAAAGAAGTTTAACATATAAAGGTATAGGTGAAGCCATGGCTAATCAGTGGAGTAAATTTATCATCATAAAATGAACATTATCATCATTATTATGTTCACGATATATAAATTATTAAAAAATAAAGTAATAAACAGGAGCACAATTTGATAAATCTCACAACGGTCATGCATTGGAATGTGTATATCCAGAACGGCAACGAGGAAATAAATTATGATGTATGAAGTAGAAGATTATTATATAAAATTTTCATTATCTCAATTGGAGTTTGATATATTGTTACATGGTATAGATATGAGCACATGTACAGATAGTGAGTTCATATGTATTCGAAATATGTTATGTGATATTTATGATCGAATGAAGGGATGATTACTATGTTTGGATTATTTACAAAAGAATGGGTTGAAAGTGAAGGTTGCTATAAGACTAAACAACAGATTGAAGAGAGTCGATCTAATTATATTTGTAATATAATACACAATCAAGAAAAAGAAATCAAATCATTGAAGGCTGAAATTGTTGAATTAAATAAAACAATTGCAAAGTTAAATGATATACTTAAGTCTACTGATAGTGAGTATGGAAAGTATTTGCGGTTAAAAGAACGTTATATGGAGTTATGATGTTACCAATTAGTTGTATAATTCAGTTAATTTTATTGAAGTGTGGTATCTCATAACACATCTGTATATAATAAAAATATGTTTGATAATACGTTAATAACATATGAACCCATTAAATGGGAAGTATCAGATGAATGTAAAGCAAATGTTCTTAAACACATTGAGGAAAACATCTTAAATGATAAAACATATGAATCATTGCAGGTGTAATTTTGCAAACGTATGTCCAACAAAGGTGATATAAATGATGCTACCTAATACTTCTACATCTGCAATTGTTGAATGGAACACATTTAATGGTGGATATTGTAGAATACGATTTACTGGAAATGATACCGTCAAAGTATGGTATTGATTTGAAGATCAGGACGAATAACATAGTAAAGTAAAGTGATATCTATGGAACAACTTGTAGATATGATCATGGTTAATTTTAAAGATGCATGGTGATGTGGTATGACGTGTTTAGATTCACTCGCTGATATCACCCTTGAATGGTGGGATACTCGCCGATTCTGGCTGGGGTTCAGCCTTGGTTGGTTAGTATGCTGCATGATATTTATGCTAACAGTTGCATTGATTAAACTAGGAGTTGGAACCTTATGATTGAGATACCAAGTATAGCCGAACGTCAGCATCGAAAGTGCAATACTTGTATATGGTATAGAATTGTTAATGGTGTAGAGCAGTGCTTAGCAAAAA